TAACCACTTCGCTTTCGTAGGCTGTCGAATAATCATAGGCACAACGCACCTGTAAATCATGCTTTGATAAATAATCGCCTCTTATCTGTAATTGGTAAAGCCTTTGAAAACCTCCGATGCCATCTACGGTAAGCCAGCCTGTTTCTAAACCTAAAGCGTAACTAGAGCCTGCATCGGTAAAAATGTTAGGGTTATCTTTTAAAATAGTTCCGTCTTGCTTCATTACCACGTAATTGCCGAGCCAATTAACCGCACGTTTAGCGCTTAGACCGCTAAAACTAGACCAGTTATTAAAAAAGTAATCATATACGAGTATTGGACCTGTTTCTGTGGTAAAGCGTACTTGGTTTTTATCGGCGACTAAAACAGAGCTAGTAACGGTAAGGTTATTGAACTCCTCAACCTCTGCACCTATGTAATTAACGGATAAAGCACGATCAACTAAGTAAATGCCTTTTACCGATTTAATCATTAAGCCAAGAGGAGTAACAACAACACTATTAGCGTTCTCAGTTCCAACATCGCCAGTGACGAACTGAAATTCGGAAAAACTACCGTCAAAACCAAGATTGTTAGGACCGTCGCCAAAAGTATAGAAAAAACGGTCGCTCTTAAATAAAATAAGCTTATCATCCAAAACGCCAAAGCCAGTATCCCTCCCGCCGTCCGGTTGAAAGGCTTTTTTCAACGTGTCGTTAAATTCGACTGGTGCGCCTTGCTGATTTTCTTTAGAAAACCATACTTCGCCGCCTTCTTCTAATCCGCCTAGAAAAATACGATTGTTAAACACTGCGATCGTTGAATTAGCTGGTGCTGCGTAGTTATCTAAAACGCCACCCGTAGTGTATAAAATCTCGTTAGCTGTAAACTGGTCTGGGTCCTCGTCTAACACAATGTTAACCGTATCTGTCGTAACGTCGTTGTTAGGCGTAGCGTCAACATCGGTAAACCTATAATAAACAGAGCCAGAAAGGATATAGCCGACTATTCTAACCCCTGTCCTATTCGTTCCGTCTTTTGCCGTAAGCCTAAGCGTAGGAACGGTGTAGGTCACTGTATGACTTGCACCCGCGCCACCCGTAATCTGTGTTGCTGCAAGCGATGGAGCTGAGCGATGTATACGACCGTTGTTATCGTACCACTCGTACAAAAATACCGCCGTACACGTCTCGCCGTCGCTAATTGATCCGCCCGTTGCTGCTGTGGCTGTAGTAATGTTTTCTGGGTATAGGTGAAAGCCATGTTCTACTATGCTCTCTCCGTCGTACATAGACAAAACGCCGCCTACGATATGTAGCGTATCCCCTAACTCTGCTGCCGTAAAAATATCGTTATTAGTAAAATCAAGGGTAGTTTTACTAACGCCGGTTGGCGTGTATACAGTATCGTCTTGGCTAACAAGCCTGTTTTTTTTCAGGCAAGAAAAACTAAAAATTGAATCCGTAACGCTTACGTTTTGTAATATTTCTCGTAACGTTACCCCAGAAGCAAGTGAGTATAATTGTTTTGAGGCAATAACGCCGTCGGATCGTATGACAAAGTATGTAGCCTGGAGCGTAGAGTCGTGCACCACTCCGACAAAGTTTTGTGCTGATCCTGATGAGTCGACATAGGTAAAACATTTCGTCCAGAGGCCGACTGATCTTTTAAAAACCGCTGGCGTGCCAACGTTGCCAGCCTCGTCAAAGGTGTTTTGTTTGACGTATTTATTGTAGCTGAGTGTTTCGTCGATTTCGTACAAGATCGTTGTTTCGTCGTCGTCCGAATTGTAGCCTGTAATGTTTCTAACGGTCGTGGCAATAGAGTCAATTGTGGCTGGCGATACAAGGGTAGTACCTCCGTTGTTTAAAATAGTAGCGCGTAGTTTATCGGTCGAATTGTAGTACGCAAGTATTATTTTTTGGCTTGTGCCTTGTATAATTGCAATGCTATCTGTAGCCGCTTCGCTTATAGTTTTTGGAGCTAAAACGCCTGCCAAAACCGTTGGGTTTTCGTCAACAAAACCAAGTTTTATTTCGCTTGCACCTTGCACGTTATGGGCAAAAATCATGCGTATATTAGCATAGTTTAAAATATCGTACGTAGGATTAGACGTGTTAACTGTGTCTGATATCTCAACAGCTGCGTCAAACGCCGTAGGCTCTTTTGGGTTTATCCTGCGAGCGTATAAAGAGCCTGATTTATAGTAGTAAACGTAAAGATATGACTTAAAAGCTAGGCAACGCGCTCTTGTTGCGGAAGCGTCAATAGAAACGTCGGTTAGCATAGGTACGCCAGTCGTCTCGTCTACTATCGACGCTCTTACGCCACCTCTACTGTCTTCCCAGGCGTAAAGCCCTACGCCGTCGTTAATAGCCGAATCAACTTGTGTTTGCTCTGCTGTGTTATTTACTATTTGCTTTGTTTTAGTAACGACAGATATTGCGCTGCCCTTATCAACCCACTTATTAGCGTTACTTGATAAAGAGTAAAGGTTTTGGCCGTTGTATTGTAGTAACTCGTTTCGATACTTAGCTAACGAATCACCTTGATTTAACTCAGTGCCGTCAACGGTAACGTTTTCTATCAGATCGTGGCCGTTTCGTTTGTCTATGCGCCCACGTTTAGTAAAAACGCCGTTAGAAAGCCTTTTTAACTTACCTGGCACAACGTGTTTAGGGTCGGTTTTTGTATCTATCCCTTGGCCCAGGTTAATTGGTATTTTTTGTTTTGATAAAGCCATTAAATTATATACCAGCTAGAAACGCCGTCTGAAATAAACCACAAAGCAGCGTTGTTAGTATTTATAACGTAATTCGAGTTAGCACCGTCTATCGTGTCAGATCCGTTGGGAGCTACGGTTATATTGTTATCCTGTGCGCTTTGTGCGCCGTCTTTTATCACTACAGTCATTGCAGTGGTAGCGGCTGGCAGGTTTATCGTCCTAGCCGAGCTAGTATCTATTATTAAAACAACCTCGCTATCGCCGCTTGTAACGGTGTAGGGATATGCTGCCGGTGCGTCTACGGTCAACTCGCCCGTCCCTGGGCTATTAAGAGACGATCCGCTTGTAATTTGTACGGACGATCCTGCGCCGGTAACGTAATAAAGGTTAGCGCCAACCCGTTGCAAACTTCCCGTATTAGTTAAATCAACCGAGGCCTGCGCCTTTAGCCCTGTAGCCTTTAAATTACTTGCTTTGTTGTCTTTAAAATCAAGCTCGCTATTTATATTTAGACCACTAGGCGTAACTTTTACGCCTTTGCCGGTAGAGTGATCGTGTAAATCTACAGCTTGAAAAGCCTGATTGATTAACTCTGCCCACTCTGGTCCGAGCGTTTCCGATACCGTAGCAAGCACAAGCTGCATATTTGAAGTAATGGCCATTGGTAGTCTCCTAATAGATCCAAATATCAACCCGCGCCGAGGCCGAGGCGTTTAAGGTTATTTGCCTTGTTGGAAAGTCATCGGTTTCTAATTTATCGTAAATAGTCACGTGCGCGTCTGATCTTACAATAAAATAGCCTTGTGGCTCACGATCTAAGCCGTGATCTACAGAATTGTCGCCGCTAACTAAGTCAACGCCTCTAATTAGTTTGCCGTTTAAAATAGAAAGGGTAGTTATTGTTCTTAACGTAGCATCAACGGAGTCTTGTAAAAGCCTTGTATCTTTATCAAGTGTTTGCGTTCGTCTAAACGGTTTTACAGTCATGATTTACCTATACAAGTATGGGTCGTCGTAGCCTAGCGTTGTAACGTCCGTAATTCTATCGGTGTCGCCTATATCTCTGTTTTGTGCCATTTCTTCAATACGTGCCTCTATTTTTTGGCGTTCCATCATTAAAACAGAAATGTCCGATTCTTCTTTTGCAAGCATTTTCATTGCAGCAGTTATAACGATGTAATCGTCCCAATTGTTACGGCTAATAACCGTACTAATAGCGTCACTATCGCTACTTAAAGGCGTATAGCTAGGTATATACCAAATCCGGTAACTACCAGGCGCGTTTTGTTCCGGCACAAATCTA